CAAAAGTAGACGAAGCTGTACTGAAAAGTATAGACCATCCGTTTGCTGAGGTGTTGTGTAATTACTTGTTGGTCACTAAGAGGTTAGGACAACTAGCAGAGGGTAATCAGGCGTGGTTGAAGCTGGAAAAGAACGGACGGATACACGGTAGAGTCAACACAAACGGTGCAGTAACGGGTCGTTGTACACACCAGAATCCTAATGTAGCACAAGTACCTGCGTGTCGTGCTGAGTATGGAGAGCAGTGTCGTGAGTTGTTCAGAGCAGGTGACGGATACAAGTTAGTAGGGTGTGATGCTAGTGGTTTAGAACTACGTATGTTAGCACATTACTTAGCTTTCTACGACGGAGGGGAATACGCTAAGACTGTTATCGAGGGAGACATACACTCACTGAATCAGAAAGCAGCAGGACTGGAGACACGAGACCAAGCCAAGACGTTTATCTATGCATTCCTTTACGGAGCAGGTGACGCTAAGATTGGAGAGATCGTGGGTGGTAGTGCTAAAGAAGGACAGATGTTAAAGCGTAAGTTCCTGAGCAACCTGCCAGCACTGAAAAGATTACAGGCAGATGTACAACAAAAAGTACAACGCAGTAACAAGCTGACTGGATTGGATGGTCGTATACTTCCTGTTCGTTCACCACACGCTGCGTTGAATATGTTGTTACAGTCAGCAGGTGCAGTGTGCATGAAGGTAGCCCTAATCCAACTGTTCCATCGTATGAACAAACTGAAGTGGCAACACGGTAGGGAGTACAGCTTTGTTGCGAATGTACACGACGAGTTCCAAGCAGAGGTACAACCTGACAAAGTGGGAGCGTTCAGTGAGTTGGCAGTTGAATCAATACGCATGGCAGGAAGAGAGTTAAAACTAAACGTCATGTTAGACGGTGAAGCAAAGGTAGGTGAGACATGGGCACAGACACACTAGAGATTGAATACGATTGGCACTTGAGTCTTGCTAAGTTGTACGATACCATCGACTTAGAAGTTCCGTGGGACTGGAGAAAACAACACGTACAACATTATATGCCATCATCCAACGCTCAACGTATCGGAGCCATAGCCGAGTCGAAGTTCCAAACGGAATGTTTAGAGAGAGACTTTGAACCACATATGCCAGCAACCCCTATGCCTTGGGACTTTATCGTCACGTGTCCGGCAGGTATGTTAAAGGTACAAGTCAAATCAACAAGCACTAGATTGGGACAGAGTTATACCGTCGTGACGTCAAGTGGATGTACTAACAAAGAAACAATGTCACACGACGTCGATGTGGTAGCTTGTTATATAGCACCTGAGCAGATGTGGTGGATGATACCACGTAGTGAGTTGACAGGTAAGACAGTTAAGTTGAATCCGTTGCCATCAAGCAAGAACAAGTACAAGAAATACCAAGAGAACTGGAGCGTATACTATGGATAAAAAGAAAACAACACTACTGATAGATGCTGACGTGTTAGCGTTTGAAGCAGCAGTGATAGCCGAGGAATCAATTGAGTGGAAGGATGAGATGTGGACAGTACACGCAGACATGGCACTAGCTAAAGCTCGTGTTGTTAATCGTGTCGAAGAGTTCAAGGACTTGATGAAGACGGATAAGGTAACGATGTGTCTGACTGATCGTGCTAACTTTCGTCGTATTCTTAACCCTGACTACAAAGCAAACAGATCAAAGTCCCGTCTGCCAATAATCTTGCGACAAGTTAAGCAGTGGATTATAGATGAACTACATGGAGAAATGTGGCCTAACCTAGAAGCTGATGACGTCATATCAATTCTGGCAACGGACAAAGAGATGGATGAAGAAACGATCATCATTAGCATCGACAAAGACTTCAAAAGCGTACCGGGCATCTACTACGACTACAACAAAGGAGAGTATCATCAACCGTCAGAAGAAGAAGCCGATAACTATCATCTCGTACAAGCGATAGCAGGAGACCATACGGATGGATACAGCGGAGTGCCCGGCATAGGAGTCACTCGTGCTCAACGTCTGTTAGAGAAAGATGGATACACATGGGAAACAGTTACTGCTTGTTACGAGAAAGCTGGACTTACTGAACAGGATGCATTAATGAACGCATGGATGGCACGGCTGTTACGAGCTGAGAACTATTCATTTAGAACCAATACAATAAAAAAACTATGGACACCGAGAAACTACCAAACCAAGGATATACTAAAGATTTCACCACAGGGGCTAAACGTGACGGGGACATTGGACGGGGACGACCCTCGCTTATTCCTCCAATCGCCTTACGCAGTCTCGCCAAAAGATTTGAAGACGGCGGAAAGCTTTACGGAGACAACAACTGGAGAAAAGGATTCCCGTTAACACGACTGTACGACAGTATGTTCAGACATCTGTTAGCGTTGGCTGACGGGGACGAAACGGAGGATCATGCGGGTGCAATCTTGTGGAATGCGTCAGCGTGGTTGTGGACAAAGGATCAAATAAAACGTGGTAATTTACCAATAGAATTGGATGATATAGAGAGCGATGACAGATGAAACAACCACTAGTATTCCTACCTACGTCTCTTTGTGCAGCGGGTACGACGGCATCGGAATCGGACTTAAACGAGCTATTCCAAACCTGCGAACTATTGCTCACTGCGAGATCGAAGCCTATGCAGTTGCCAACCTTATTGCGAAAATGGAAGCGGGACTCTTGGATGCGTGTCCTGTTTTCACGGACCTCAAGCAGTTTCCGTATCGAGAACTACGTGACAAAGTTACCATCCTCAGTGCAGGGTTTCCTTGCCAACCATTCAGCAGTGCAGGGAAACGACAAGCAACAGAAGACCCACGACACTTGTGGCCTTGGATCGCAGATGGAGTTACAGCTATGCGACCACGATATGTTTGGTTTGAAAATGTCGAAGGAATCATCTCAGCTAAAACAGCAGACGGAGAATCGGTACTTAAATATGTCCTCGGAGACTTGGAAGAAAGAGGTTACTCGTGTACGTGGGGAGTATTCAGTGCGTCTGAAGTCGGTGCACCACACCAAAGAAAACGAGTGTTCATCCTTGGGAAGTTATCCGACACCAACATCGAGAGATTGGAAGGGACCGCAAGCGAACGAGTACGACAGCGAAAAAGGCAGAGCCAATACAATGAACTTCTCAAGTCTACCGGGTGTTATTCAGAGAATACAAAAACAATGGGCTACACCAACGGAATCGCAATCGAGGGGAAATGTTCAAAACAACAGGAACAAAGGCAACTTAACGGATCAAATAGCTGCCTTACAGAACTGGGCGACACCTCAAGCGAGCGATCATGTAGAGGGTGTGAGGACAGCGACCGAATCAAATCAGAAATGCTTGGGTCGGGACTTGGCAAGACTAGATGGCCCTCAAGACCGGGTCAGCAACAGTACGAGTGGGAAGAACCAAGGGTCACCGAAGCTCAATCCTGCGTGGGTCTGTCAGCTAATGGGACTGCCTTCAGGGTGGACGAACTTAGGCTATTGGGCAACGGAGTAGTGCCAGACACCTGCGAACTAGCATTCAAAACATTAATACAACAATTATGAACGACCAAGAAATAGTATTACCAGCACTTAGTAAAGATTTGATAGATAAGCTTGACAAGCTGTACCCGGATAAATGTCCACTGTTGACAGACGACGATAGATTGGTATGGTTTAAAGTAGGACAACGTAGTGTAATTAATTATTTACAACAAATATACGACGAACAACTTCAAGATAATATTATAACCAAGGACTAATTATGTGTTTTGGCGGATCATCACAACCAGCACCTCCACCCCCACCTCCACCTCCTCCTCCCCCTCCGACAGCAACAGCCGTTAGAGCAGAGCCTACAAAGGCAAGGGCAGCACGTGGGCAACAGCGTAAGCGTGGAACAAGAACGTTAACAATAACTCGTCGTCCTTCCGTTGGAATGGGTGGTAGTGGTGGTACAGGTGTACAACTTTCAAGTTAATAATAATCAATAATAAGGAGAAACTAACATCATGCTTCGCTCTCTCGAAAAACATACTCTACTTTCATCAGCTTCAGCAGCTGGGGCAGGTAGTTCATTTAATGTCGAAAGGTCTAAGGGATGGACGTTCTGTATAGAATCCACAGGTGTAACTTCAGGAGCTACTGTAGCTATCGAAGCGTACATTGGAAATGTGTGGAGAACTGTAGACAGTCGAGTCATCACTGCCACTGGTAACACTCTGATCAGAGATGACCACGGACACTACGAAAAAATAAGAGGATCAATCACAGCTTACACTGACGGAAGTTACGACGTGTTTGCCACTGGTACAACTGACGGGTTATAAGTCATGCCCTCACCATCAGAGTTTAATAATCCTTCTCAATTTGTAATACCAAGTTGGGGGACTACCTATCCTTTAGATAACTTTGATGCCACGTTTCAAGCCTACTACGACACGCAAGCAAACATAGAAGCTAGATCAGGTGACCCGGTTGGTACGATTTACATGGCATCTGATGTTGTTCGTTTATATGTCTACGATGGTACGAACTGGCAGTACTACACGGGGACATAATAGATGCAAGAGACAGCACAAGGTTTATATCACAGTCTAGAGAATCAACGTTGGTCATTCTTAGATCGTGGTCGTACATCATCTGAGTTAACACTACCCTATGTACTACCTCCTGACGGGCACAACTTTGCTACTAAGTACTACACACCGTATCAAGGCATCGGAGCACGTGGTGTTCTGAATCTATCGTCTAAGTTATTGTTAGCTTTACTACCACCGAACGCTCCGTTCTTTCGTCTTGTTATAGATAGATACGAACTAGACAAAGCGAAAGCTGAACTGGGACAAGAGGGTGCAGAGCAACTGCGTACAGACTTAGAGAAAGCACTGGCTGATGTGGAACGTAGTGTATCACAGGAAGTAGAAGTACAGAACTTTAGGAACGGTATATTTCAAGCGTTAAAGAACTTGTTAATTACGGGTAACGCTTTGTTATATCTCCCGGATGAAGGAGGTATGAGAACGTTTAAGTTGGATCGTTACGTTGTTAAGCGTGATCCAATGGGTAACGTTACACACATAGCTGTCAAAGAAACAGTAGCACCTATGATGTTACCTGAGTCGGTACGGGAAGAAGTGTACAGACAAGAGAAAGAAAACACGTGTGATTTGTACACTGCTATCGTGCGTGAAGATGATGAATTTAAAGTGTATCAAGACGTAAAGGGAATGCTTATCGAGGAAAGCGTAGGACGTTATCCGTTAGAAAAGTCCCCGTGGCTACCCTTGCGTTACACTCAAATAGACGGAGAAGACTACGGACGTGGGTTTGTTGAAGAGTATATCGGAGACATTCGCTCGTTGGAGTCGTTAACTAAATCAATCGTAGAAGCCAGTGCAGCAGCAGCTAAGGTATTGTTCATGGTCAATCCTAACGGAACGACACGGGCAAGGACACTGGCTGAAGCTCCTAACGGTGCGATTGTACAAGGCAGCGAAGGAGATGTCTCCGTCTTACAACTTAATAAGTTCAACGATCTACGGACAGCACAGACTACAATGGCTGGTATAACAGATCGATTGAGCCAAGCCTTTCTACTGACATCGGGGGTTGTTAGAGATGCCGAGAGAGTGACTGCCGAGGAGATACGGATGTTAAGCCAAGAGCTTGAAGCTGCCCTCGGTGGTCTCTACTCTCTCTTAGCTCAGGAGATGCAACTGCCTATCGTCACTCGTTTGATGGATCGTATGTCCAAAGATAAACGACTACCTAAACTACCCAAGGATATTGTTAAACCTACTATTGTTACAGGTGTGGAAGCATTGGGTCGTGGTAATGATCTTAATCGTCTTGATATGTTTCTTGCTGGTGCTAATCAGATAGTAGGACCACAAGCAGTCAATCAATATCTTAACGTATCTGATTACTTCAAGCGTCGTGCTACTGCTCTTGGTATAGAAACTGAGGGACTGATCAAGACGGAAGAAGAGATTCAACAAGCTATGCAGATGCAACAACAACAAGAGATGATGATGAAGTTGGGAAGCCCTGCCGTAGCACCCGCTATCAATGCTGCACAGGAGCAGTACATGGCAAGTCAACAACAACAACCTACCGAGGAATAATAAATTATGGCAGAACTACACCGAGTAGAGATTAACGAAAAAGCACCGAATGAGATCGAACCCGAAGAAGCTCAGACTGACGAAGTTGCTGAGGCTCCGGAAGAACAACAAACGGAACGTCCTGAATGGTTACCTGAAAAGTTCAAGTCAGCGGAAGACATGGCGAACGCTTATAGTGAGCTTGAGAAGAAACTTGGACAACCATCCTCCGAAGAGCAACAAGAAGAAGAACCACAACAAACCGAAGAGACCGAGAATGAAAACGACAAGCCAGAAGCTGGTAATTATAACGAAGCTGTTGTGGAAGCTAGTCAGGAGTTCTTTCAAAATGACGGTCAACTGTCTGAAGAAACTTATCAAAAACTTGAAAAAGTAGGATTACCACGTGATCTTGTCGATAGTTACGCAGCTGGTCAACAAGCTTTATTACAATCAGAAGAAGCCCAAATCAAAGGAGTGGCAGGTGGTGAATACGATCAGATGGCTGAATGGGCAAACGAACACTTACCATCCGAAGAGATCGATGCGTTTGACGAAGCCGTTAAGTCCGGGTCAGTACAACAAGCGAAGTTAGCAGTACAAGGACTATACGCTCGTTATCAGAATGCTACAGGCAGTCGTCCAAAAACTTTAGTGCAAGGTGCGGTTAGTGGTTCATCAACCATGCCGTTTAAGAGTATGCAAGAATTAGCACGTGCACAGTCAGACCCACGTTATCGTAGCGGTGACAAAGCTTATCATCAAGAGATTGACAGACGACTGGCTGTGAGTAATATATGATTTCTTTCATTCATAATAAGTAAGGTGAACAGATGCCTTGGACGACTCGCTTTGGTTTTCTCCCTTTTATCGGTTATGGGGAGTTTTGCGGGTTGTTCCAAGGCATCATTTTATCCGGCTCTCGGAGCTACGGGTGGAGCAGCAGTAGGTAGTTTAGGAGGACCGGGAACCGCTGCGGGAGGTGCTGCACTTGGTTGGGGTGTGGGAGAAACAGCCAAATACATGGAAGAAAACAAACATTTAACGGAACAAGTTAAGGCGTTAAGTGAAGGAGATATTAAGCAACTCGTTAATAATCAACTAGATGCGTCAATGGATAACGGGTTTTTTGACGGTATGTTAAACGAAATTTATGGCTTGCTAAAGCTGTGCCTGATAGGTGTAGTCTTGTGGAATGTCATACCAATCATATATACGAGATACGTACACAAGAAAGCAAAAGATGAAATATCAAATAGAAAGATTACTTAGAATATACAACGATCTACCACAGCGTCAGAAAGTCCTAGTGTTGACAATTGGTGCATTTATTGGTCTTATAGTAATCGGTAACATATTTAATTAGACAACTAGCGACTACTAGTCCCTCGACCCTCTGCGGAGGACAATCCTGTGTGAACGAACGAAGTGAAAGTCATCATAACAAATACAATAATAACATACGTAATATAGGAGATTATAAATCATGGCTAATGGAAATACATCCCCCTCACGTGTAGGTTTTAATGATGCTACTTCTGATGGAAGTTTTGCTCAAGACAATGCGTTGTTCCTTAAAAAGTTCAGCGGAGAGATTTTGCAAACCTTCGAAGAAAGCAACATCTTCAAGCCTCTACACACAATCAGAACAATCGAAAGCGGGAAGTCTGCTCAGTTCCCTGTAACAGGAATCGCTAGTGCTTCTTACCACACACCCGGTGAAAACATCGCTGACGGTGGTAATAGCTACCTTAGTGACATCAGAAAGTCTGAGCGAGTAATCAACATCGATAAGATGCTTGTTGCTTCTACTTTCTTGGCTAACATCGACGACGTAAAGAACCACTACGACATTCGTTCAGTATATGCTAACGAGTTGGGTAAAGCTCTTGCTGTTCGTTTCGATACTGCTCTTGCTAAAGTATTCATCGCTGCTGCTCGTTCCGCTGCTGTCGTAACAGGCGGTAAGACTGGTGGTATCCTTGATGTTTCTGCTAACGCAATGGGTACAGGTGCTGACTCGCTTGACGACGCAGACAACACTGATCCTACAGGTGCTGAATTAACAGCTGCTCTCTTTACCGCAGCTCAGAAGCCGGACGAAAACGATGCTCTCAGGAAC